CGCAGTAGTGGAGAGTGATGGGTGCGTTCATCTCGTCCAATCCGAACCATGCGTTCAAAGGGGCGATTATTGTTTCACCAAGAGGAATTGTTTCCAATGCACTCACGGCTTGGGCTATCTCGTATGTGTTGCTGACCATGTATATCCATAGGGGGTGTCCTATATAACAGTGCCGGTCAAACCTTTCCACCAATCAGGTGCAGGTCTTCCCTTCTCCCACTTGGCGAATGTCTTGCTGTGGTAGTATTTTTGGTATGCTACGACTGTATCGTCGCCTTTGTATTCATCAGGCATACACTGTGGGAATGGAGTCGCCATTTTGAGTTCATCATTAACGGTGTAACGCTCGATTATAGAGGCCATGGCCCACATTCTCAATATCGGAGTGCGACATGCGTGAACCTTGCCGTAGCGGTGGGTGTATTCATCGAGAAGTGACATGGCGTGATTGCCGAGCCATAGATAATTGTAGCGACTGTCACCGGCCCAACGAGTGCAAGGGTGGTTCTTATGAGTCTCTTTGTATGGAGTCCCCGTCTTGGTCACTACGCCTTTGTCAACGAGGTATTCATCGGTTACACCATATCGGCGAAGTGCTGAAACCATCATTTGAGCGCACTCAAGAATCATTTTTGGAATATGCTTATCGCACTGCATTTGGGCGGCGGTTTCAGGGTTGGTGTCGAGAACGAAAATGTTCATTATCTCACCATCATGAGTTCGAGGATTCGTTCGTGTTCTCTCAAGAGGTTATCTCGGCGAGCAAAGTTGAGAGTGAGAAGTGCTTGAATCCCATCCATTGCAGTATTGTAACCGCTTGGGGTATATTTCAAATGGGGATTGATTTCAAGGTATGCTTTCTGTCCTTCTCCAATCTGGGCCATGGCACTGTGTAGATGAGTGCGTTCAACGCAGTAGTCGTTTATGTGACCAACAACCTTCCGTAGTTGCATTGCGTATATGTTCAGTTGGTCTTTGGTTAGCGGTGTCGGCTCGGCGATTTGGGTCGGCATGTCTACTCGTTGTCGCCTCACCTATATAACAGTGTCGCTTACTCATTCTTCCCATCGAAGTTCGAGTGATAAGTCCATGCGATAGCCTATACAGGCATCCTTGGGCGTCTCAGGGCCACATAACTTATCTATGCTATTCAGTGCCTTGGCCTCTTCAGAACGGGCCAACCTGCACCATTGGTAGTCGGTATTGCCGTTGACCCCCTGTGTGGTGAGGCTCGCATCGTTTAGAACGGTTGTCAAGGCTCTGTATAGCGTCCACACGCCGACTCGTGTCGGGTGGAACAATGCTATCACGAGGAATTGAGATATGGTATGAGGAACGGCGTCATCGGTATTGAATCGAGAAGTCCTCGTCTCGGCATATTCTTGATACAGCGAGATTTGGTATGTCTTTTGTAATTTGGATTCAAGCCAACCATCGTTGACAACAACAGTCCATGCACCGACGGCAGGGGTATTGTCTTCGATAAGACCCTTGATAAGAGTGTGAGGGTCGATTAGTGGTGGCTGACCGCCAACCATTTCAAACACCGCCGTTTCCAAAGACGGTTACTGCCATCATAGAATTGCGTTTAACACGGTCAAGCATCTCTCTGTATTCGGCCTCGGTGGTGGCAAGTAGTGGTCGCCATAAATCCTTGATTCTATCAGAGCAATTCTCGTCATTCATGGCGGCTCGTGCGGCCTGTCTTACGACAAGCATTATCGTAGCCATTTTAGCCTCCATAGGAGGGGCTGTGTAGCCACTCGTGTATGTGACCTTGAAATACTGCCGAGCAGTGATTCCGATTTGACCATGGAAGCGTATGATGCCTGATTCAGCATCGTCGAGCCACCAATCACAGTTAGTCCGATTCCGTCCTTCAACGAGAGTAACCAATGAGCCGTCTGATTTGACTTCCTCAAGGCTTGCTACCGCCGCCACGGGACGACTTCGTAGAACCATGTGTTCCATCAATCGTGAGGCGTCTTGATACTCGACAATGGACTCTATGCCTGCCAATGTTCGGCCTGCGTAAGTGTCAACGAGCCGTGAAGCATTGCTAATCATCGTGGCGACTTGAGCCGTTGATGGCCCAATGCCTGCGCTAAAGTCCACGCCGCTGTATATCTCAACATCAGCGGTGGTGCAGTAGTCAATTCCTGTCATGATAGTGTCCTCCTTCGATTGCCTCGCTTAGAGGCAATCGTGAGAAGTACGCCACTAAGCAAAGTCAGAATCAAATGGTGTCAATACCAACAATCTTACAGATTGCTTCAGGATGTCGGACTGCAAAGGCAATGTCTTGCTTAGGGATAAGCACGAATCGGTCTTTGGTCGGTTCATCTTCGTATCCAACACTGAATCGGCGTTCAGCAACGGTTGGGTTGCCAATCATTGGGGAGCGAATGTGAGTCAAGATAGCCACTGTTTTGTCAGCAGTTACGGCGGTTACATCGAATGTTCCGTCCAATCCAAGGTTGGTTGCGATAGCACCGGTTCCAAAGACACGGATGCCGTAGATTCGTCCAATCTCGCCTGAGAGGATTGTTGCACCGAGTCCGTATTTGTCAACGGTTTGAAGTTCGGTCAAACCGAGAAGTTGGACTTCAAGGTTTCGAGGAACAATCAGAGCAAGGTCATCACGGTTGTCAGCATATACTCCAAGGTTGGAGATAGCGTTTCGGAGGTGAGCAAGAGTGAATGCGCCACCTGCGACGACATTTGTAGCCGTTGACAATTTGCGAAGACCGTCAAAGAGAAGAAGGTAATCGTTTGCAGTAGCGGAGACACCAGATGCGTTTCCGACAGCGGCATAGATTCCGTTGATGTTTCCTGAGTAAGCGGGCCATGGGCCGCCTGCGACTCCTGATGCGGCAATGTTGGTATCGCCGTTGATAAGGAGACTTGCTTCGTTGAAAGCGAGACGGGAAGCAATGTCATCACGAAGGACGGACATCAAACCTTCGACACCGTAAGCGACGAGGTAGTTACCGATTGGGATGTTTGCAATCATTGTCTTGAGTTCCAAGTCAACCTCTGCGGTTGCGTGACGGGATTCATCAGCGGCAGTTCCGGCGTCAACATTGCCGAGGGTCATTCCGTGGAAGTCAACAGAGCCACTCAATTTTGGCACTTTCATGATTCGGCGGGACATTGGCATTGCAGGGAAAAGGGAGCGCATGAAGTTGCGTTCATACACGATTCCGATAATTTCCTCGGCGGTTTCAGTTGGAAGCATGGTAGCACCGGTTGCGGCGGCGGCTCCTGCGAGAGCGTTCTTCACTCTTTCTGTCAATTCTGTAAAGTCTATTTCTTGGCTCATGTTTTCAATCTCCTGTCGTTGTGGGTATTAACCGTTTTGGTTCATTCATCCATATATCCGGTTCTCTTAGCACCAAGTCGGTTCTCCAACCATGAGCCTAAGTGCGCCATTCCGTTGCTAACTTCGGGCGTTGGGTCATGCTTGGTTGTTCCGGTCTTGACTTTCAGAGTCTTGGACGATGTGGAAAGTGATTTTGGACTTGCGGCGGTCGGAGCGAGATTTGCTTCGGCCATTTTTTCAGCGAGTCGGCGTGAAACCTCGGCTTCGATAGCGGCTTCGGCTTCGGCGGCTTTGGTTTGCTCTGTCATAGAGGCAATGATTGATTCCTTTTCAGCAAGTGCGGCCTTGAGTGATTCGACCTCGGCAAAGAAGGTGTGCATTGATTTGACACTTTCTTCAACCTGTGACAAAGCCAAGACGACTTCAGAGAGGATTGCGAGTGTTGGAGTGTCTTCATCCATAGATAATTCAACGAGTTCGTCTCCAAGTGATTCTTCTTCGGTTGCTTCGGCAACCTCTTCGACCAGAACTTCTTCTTCAAGAACTTCTTCTTCAAGGACTTCCTCTTCAAGAACTTCTTCTTCGACAGCCTCTTCGGCTTCTTCAAGAACTTCTTCTTCAAGAACTTCTTCTTCAAGAACTTCTTCCTCTTCTTCGAGAACCTCTTCTGTCTTTAGTAAGACGGTTTCTGTTGGTTCTGATAATTCAATAAGTGCTTCTTCAACAACCACTTCTTCTTCTGTTGCGTCGGTAAGGTTCGCTTCGGTCATAGCAATTACCTCCGGCACATGGTCTTTAAGGGTATTGTCTCCGATAGGTGTTGAGAGGTGAGTAATCAACAAATCCAATTTTTCGGACATTTCAGAGATTGAATCGGCTCTTGGTTGCTCGGCAATAATCTCATCTCCATAGGAAACGAGGGACTTGCTCACATTGAACAGTGCGTTTGGACTTGCGGGAATGTCAACCACACTCGTCTCAATCCATTCGATGTTGGTGAATCTAATATATGCCTCGTCGCCTGTGCCTTCCTTGACTGCGGCCTTAGCCATGAAGCCAATAGAGAATGCTCGTAGCATACCTTTGTTGATTTTACGAGTGATGTCAATTTCACCACTGTCAATGACTGCCCGTCCAAAGACTGCTTCCATCTCTGTCCCGTCCTCGGCTGTGAACATACCCATCTCAACGGACTCCATCAAACCAATGACGCCGTAGTCCTTTCGGTGATTGTAGAGGATAACCGGATTCTTAGAGTATGTATCCCAAGACTTCATGATTGCCTCGGCGTCCACCAATTCACGGTGTCGGTCGAGCATCTTCTCGTCTCCAACATAGACGGGGCCATAGACTACTGTGTCACCCTCGTCATGTTCAGGCTTATGTGCCTTGTCAACAGTAAATGGCATGTTGAATCGGTATTCAAACACTGCCTCTTTTGAATCGCCCTCAATGGCGTTGAATAAATCGTCAGAGTCAATTACGACTGCATCACTAAGGCGGCTCATGCCCTATCGTCTGTGCGAAGTGGTTTAAGACTCTAACCCTTGACCCACATAGCGGCTTTGCCTGTTCCCTGTGTGGTGTTGCGCCATCCCAATCGCTTCAATACGAATACGATGAATTGGGGGCTGTGGTCGTAGTATCGGTGAGTTGCGTGACGGTTGCGACTCGGATTGGTGAGTCCTGCCCTGTAATGGTCTAATTCGAGAAGAATGTCGGGTGTTGGCATGGGTTCAGTGACCTCCATTTGAGCCAACCCTTCTATGACCCAATGTGGTGTTTTATTCAATACTCTGTCTCCGCCCTTTCGTCCACGCATGTTCCGAATACAAATCCCCACCTATATAATCGTGTCGTTAAATCCAACGGCGAGGCAGTGTTTTTCGCTCCGCTATCTTCATTTGTTTGCTTGCTCTGAACTTCTTGCTTGCGTATCGGACGGCGGGTCTAATGTATGGTCGGGGTGCAAATGGAGCGTATGAGAATCGTCCATACTCGACTACCATAGCGTATCGGACTCCTGAATTACCAAACCTAACTTCGACGCCCTTTCGACTTTGAGACATGACCACACGGCCACTGTTCTTCAAAGCACCTGTCCTAACCGGCACTAACTGCTTTGCTTTCGCAAGGATGATTTCACCGAACTCCTTTTGCATGGCTATCGTAGCAGGGCCGGATAAGAATGCGCCCAAGTATGCGAAGGAACGGGCGGCTCTGTTGAAGACCCCTCCGTTGACCTCAAAGTCCATGCTCTCCCTCTTCTTTGAGTTCACATTCGCTCATCGAATGAACATAGCCTAAGTCAGCGTATTCCTGATGTTCGGCTTCATTGTTTGCAGTGTAACTCTCACCCGTTTCACAGTCATACATTTCGTGAGGATATACCGGTTCGGCCTTTTCTTCTGAGTCCTGAGCGCGTTTCAATTTAGAAGCCCATGACTTGCCCGCACGACCACCCCATAACATGGCGGCAGTCCAAGCGGCACTGTCTTTAGGCTCATCAAGGAACCTTGAGTTGCGGCCCCACCAACGAATCATTTTTCCGGCCTTGGCGACGGTGATATTATTTCCTCTTACGATACCACGAGCCTCACGGATTGTAGCGGCTTCAAGGCCACTTCCTCCATAGCCGTCCTCAAAGAGTTGTATGCCCGTCTTGCAGGCATCTCTCACTCCCTGCGGCGGTTTCAAATCACGGGGGGTCAATCTTCGATACATGCGCTCGACCTCTTCATCATCGGGTTCATCAGAGTCAGCACCTCTGTTGATGGCTAATTTTGGCGATAGGTAGTATGGGTCGTTTGCATCGTCGTCTTGAATCAAATCGTATCCAAGCATTTTCCGAGCCTCGTTAATCGAGATGACTCCCTCCTGTCTTAGTGACGCTATCGCCGCACCTTGAGAGCGAATCACTTCCGCCTGTAACTTCTCCTTGGATGGCCTGATTGTATTGAACTTGAATACATAATCGGTGACTCCGAGTAGTGGTAGTATTCGATAATTGATTAAGGACGATATACGGTGGTGATACGATTCGACTACATCATACCAAGCCTCTAATTGAGATTCGGGGTTCGACATTTTACCTGTTTGAACCCAACCCAATTTCATCGGCGGGATGCCAAATACAGCGCATATCTCTTCACGGTAGTAGTAGAGCAGGTCGAGGTGCTGTCCGTCCTTGATTGAGTCAATTAGACGGTGTGTTTCAAACCCTTTTCCACCATTGACTGCGACTAATCCGAATGGTGATTTGCCGGTACTCAATTGTTGCTCAAGCATGGCAAGCATTGTCTTCATCTCACTGTTTGAAATATCACCAACATTGAGAATGGTCTTCGGCAATGTTCCTGTGAATTGTTCGTTGATGTAATTCGACAGGTGCAACATACCGGTTATGGTTTGCAATAGGGGTATCATGGGCGAAGTTCCGTATCCTCGTCCCTGTTTGTATTTGCTGATGTGCATTATTTTGTTTGAAGCAAATCGCCGTGTCTCACCGTTGATTACCTGAATGTATGCCATCTCCGGCGGTGCAGGTAATCGTGGTGCGGGTAGAATCTCTATGGTGTCAGCAGGGACATTCCAAATGGATGATAACTTGCCCCCAAAGACCCAATCCTCGCCACTATCTGACGACTTATCACGAGAACCGTCCATCTCCAAGTATGCGTCTCCAAAGAGGCATAGGTCATAGACTAATGATTCAAGCCATTCATTCCCATAGTCTTCGGGGTTTGGCATGGTGAAGAATAGATGTAATTTTTTCAAGTCAGCCTGATTGGCTTCCTCGATACCTTCGGCAAGGTCAAATCGGTATCCGTTGCCTAATACATCGTCAACAGTTCGTCTGACGATTGCGGCAATGACTTCTGACTTCATACTGATTTCACGGATGACCGAGTAGTCAAGTGTTGGACTTGCGCCGCCACCTGCCTTACCTGTCCGGCCTTGAGAAGTGGTGTATGTTCCTATTTTGGATAACGACGCCAACGCCTTGTAGTCCAATGAAACAGGCTCGATGGTCTTGGGTATTTTTCGTTGCCAAAAACGCCTTCGCCCTTCGTCTGCCATAGACAGGGGTTGGCCCACAGGTTCTAAAGCCTGTTGCTCAAGGCCAATAGACGCAAGGGGATGTGTACCGGTTTGCTTCCTTCCAATCGACAAAAGCCGCTTCGGTTGATACGATGATAGCCTTACCATCTCCACAATCGGTAATAGAGCAAGGGAAACCCTCTTTGTATTTGGTTGCGG